CAATAAATAATATCTTAGGAGAATTTTAGTGCCAACCACTGTCACAAGAACCCCAGCAAAAACCAACTATCTCAACAACAGAGACATCTTAAAACAGATACACCTAAGCAAAAATACCTACTGTACCTATCGTGATCCAGTTACAGATCACCAGTATGACATAATTTTGCCCACAGTGGAAAAAATCAATCAAAGAACCACGGCCGAAGCAAGGAGAAATCGTGCAGATCGCATACGGCGCGAAACCGGCGTAGACATTGACCCTAAAAAAATTCCCAACACAGATCTAGTGTTCCGCATCACCTGCTGGGAACACATACCCATGGCACCCAAAAAAATACCAAAAAGTCAGCAAAAGAAAAAGAAAATTGAGGATATTTTTGAACTAGACGTGTCAGATGAAGACGATCCTCTGGCCGAATTGTTGGAACAGCCTGTGTTGGATGAAAAACATGTGCGACTGAATTTTCCTCCGTTCTATCACTATCGCTTGGATGAAAACAAGATGCCATACCTGGTGGGCAAAAGCCACTGGCGTGGCGATCTGGATCACGGTGAGTTTTCAAAAGATCACGGCCAGGCCACTAGAACTCTAGCCACCATGTACATGAAACTATGCGAACGTTATGCTACTAGATCAAACTGGCGTGGCTACACCTACAACGAAGAAATGCGTGGACAGGCCCTATTGCAATTAAGTCAGATTGGTCTGCAGTTTGATGAATCCAAAAGCCAAAATCCTTTTGCATACTATACCGCGGCCATTACCAATAGCTTTACTAGAATCCTAAATTTAGAAAAGAAAAATCAAAACATTCGCGATGACATGCTGGAGCAGGCCGGACTCAATCCATCGTGGACACGCCAGAATGCCGGCAAGAAAAATCCCAACTTTGGTTCGGTGGTTACCAATATTGACATTTCTGAATACAACAACGACAATTAACCAACTGAGTTGCAAAACTCAAAATTATACTGTATACTAGAAGGTATGAGCCTATTTAAAAAAGTTGCTGTTTGCACGGATATACACTTTGGCCTGAAGTCCAACAGTCTACAACACAATCAAGATTGCAGTGATTTTATTGATTGGTTTATAGCCACAGCCAAAGCCAATGGTTGCGAAACCGGCATGTTCCTGGGCGACTGGAGCCATCAGCGTGCTGCAATCAACATGCAGACCTTGCAGTATAGCCTGCGTAGCCTGGAAAAACTAAGTGCGGCTTTTGATCGATTTTACTTTATTCCCGGCAATCATGACTTGTACTATCGCGACAAGCGTGATATCTATTCAACTGAATGGGCCCGACACATACCCAACATCCAGATTGTCAATGACTGGTTTCAGGACGGCGACGTAGTAATTGCTCCTTGGCTTGTGGGTGATGACCACAAACGAATTCCTAAACTGCAAGGTCAGTACATGTTTGGGCACTTTGAACTGCCGCATTTTAAAATGAATGCCATGGTAGAAATGCCCGATCACGGCGACATACAGGTAGACCACTTTGGTGGCTTTGATCGGGTGTTCAGCGGACACTTCCACTTGCGACAGCAAAAGAAAAACATACACTATATTGGCAATTGCTTTCCACACAACTATGCCGATGCCGGTGATGATCAGCGTGGCATGATGACACTGGAGTGGGGCCAGCAACCTGTGTTTCACGCCTGGTCGGAACAACCTTTATACAAGGTATTGAAACTGAGCCAGGTCATTGATTCGGCTCCTACGTTGTTGGCTCGTAACATGCATGTGCGTGTGGAGCTAGACATTGACATCAGCTACGAAGAAGCCAACTTTATCAAAGACACCTTTGTCCGAGATTATAGCCTCAGAGAGATGGCCTTGATTCCTGTAAAGAACACTGCGGTAGACACCGACATGGCGCCCGGAGAAGTCAAGTTTGAAAGCGTGGATCAAATTGTAACAGATCAGCTGACCAATATTGAAAGCGAGTTTTACGATCCCAAATTGTTGTTGAAAATTTATCAAAATTTGTAAATGACACATATGATGCCGCCGCCCAGGGTCGAGGAGATTGATCCTAATTTTTTAAAAATTTTTAAACAACAATATAATATCATAGATATTATTGCTATGAACAATTTTGATTACAAATTTGATCGATTAAAAGATCGACTAGAAACCATTAAAAAATCAGAATTTGACTCCAACGATCGAATTATTATTACGCAGTTTGATACTGACTATTATATCTACAATCAATACGGTATTAATCTACTCAATTTGTTTACAGTCTGGAAAGCGGTCGATCTGCCGTTGTATACCATGTTGTTCTACACCAATACCCATGGCATCAAAAATGAAATAGATTTTATTTGTCAGCAATATCACTCTGCAGATCGACCAACAGTGATTGAGACTTTTATTAATCCACAAAATTACTCCAGTGATGCCTACATTGTTGAACCAGAATTATGCGCCGAGCAGATTGAATATCACGGAATGTCGTTGATGGGTGCGCATAGAAGTCATAGATTTGCTGTGTATAATCATCTAAAACATCTTGCTCAAAAATTAGTTTTAGTGATTCGGGCTCCCAAATGAATATTATAAAAATAGATCCATCAACTAGAGTTAACGAACAATTTGTTATAAGTTCTCGAATCAATGCCGCCCCGATTGCCCATGATAGTTTACATCCGTTAATTACATCCGGTCCCATAAATAGAGTCCTCTCGCATACAAAATATACTGCCGACTTTTATTCCAAAATTGCTTTAGACATTGTAACCGAAACTGTGTTTAACTATCCATATCCTTATTTTACTGAAAAAACATTGCGTCCTATCAACTGTAAAAGAATGTTTATTATTGTCGGACCACCCGGAATGTTAAAAGTGTTGCACTCTCTCGGCATTGAAACATTTGGGGATATCATCAACGAATCCTACGATGATATCATAGATGCCGAAGAACGATTTTTGTCAATTATTGATTCGATTGAACAATTTTGTGAAATTAGTTTAGAAGAAATAAAAGAGTATTACAACAATAATCGTCGGAAATTTGACCATAATTGGCATGTGATGAAGAATTTAGCAAACTCAGAAATATTAAAATTTACAAAGAGTTCTCTTGCATAATACAATAAAATCTGTTAAAATAAGCCATGATTCAAATTAAAAATCTCACTGTGAAAAATTTTATGAGTGTGGGCAATTCTACCCAAGCTGTAAATTTTGATCGCAGAGATCTAACCCTGGTTCTGGGAGAAAATCTAGACCTGGGCGGCGACGGCAGCAGAAACGGCACAGGCAAGACCACCATAATCAACGCACTCAGCTACAGCCTGTATGGACAGGCACTCAGCAACATACGCAAAGACAACTTGGTCAACAAGACCAACAACAAGAACATGTTGGTTAGTCTGGACTTTAGTGTGAGTGGAAAGGAATACCGTATCGAGCGTGGTCGCAAACCCAATGTGTTGCGATTCTATGTAAACAATCAAGAACAGACCATCACTGACGAAGCACAAGGTGACAGCAGAGAAACGCAGGATGCCATAGAATCAGTACTGGGTCTAAGCCACGACATGTTCAAACACATCTTGGCTTTGAACACTTATACTGAACCTTTCTTGAGTTTAAAAGCCACGGATCAAAGAACCATCATTGAACAACTGCTGGGCATAACTATGCTGAGCGAACGGGCTGATCGCATCAAAGATCACAACAGACAAACCAAAGAATCTATTACTCAAGAAGAATTCCGCATTCGTGCAGTACAAGAAGCCAACAAGCGCATAGAAGAACAGATCGAAGCCTTGCGTCGCAGACAAGCCTTATGGATGACCAAGCATGAAGAAGAGATTGAAAAATTCACGACCGCGCTCGAAGAGCTCAAGAAGATTGACATTGAAGCCGAGATACAGGCCCACAAGGCGCACAAAGTATGGGATCAGAGGCGCAAGGACCTTAACGACCTGGCTGGACAGATCTCCCGCACGAAGCTTGATAAAGATCGCGAAAACAAAAGCATTGAGAAGCTTGGCAAGGAGATTGCGACTCTTGAAAGTCACACATGTCACACTTGCGGCCAGGCTTTCCACGACCATAAGCACCAACAAGTTCTGGAAGGTAAACAGGCTGATCTGGAGCGAGCGCGAGAAGCGTGCTCAGAACATACACAACTCCTTTCAGAACTTGAGACTGCCCACACCGCCCTGGGCACGCTAGGTAAACCTCCTACCATGTTTTATGACAAGGAAGAAGATGCCATTGATCACAGGAGCAGTTTAGCCGCACTGCAAACGCAGTTGGAAAACAAACAGGCCGAAACAGATCCCTACGGCGAACAAATAACAGACATGCAAGGTCAAGCCCTACAGGTAGTAAGCTATGACACACTCAACGAACTGACCAGATTACAAGAACATCAAGATTTCCTGCTCAAATTGTTGACCAGCAAAGACAGTTTTGTGCGTAAGAAGATCATTGAACAGAATTTAAGTTACTTGAATCAACGACTCACACACTACCTGGATCGCATCGGCTTGCCGCACACTGTGGTGTTCCAGAATGACCTTACTGTCTCGATCGAAGAACTGGGTCGTGGGTTAGACTTTGATAATCTTTCACGTGGCGAGCGCAACAGGTTAATACTTTCTATGAGCTGGGCCTTCCGCGACGTGTTTGAAAGCCTGTATCAGCCCATCAATGTGTTGTTTATAGACGAGATGATTGACTCGGGGTTGGACACACAGGGTGTGGAAAATAGCCTGGCATTGCTAAAACACATGAGCCGTGAACGTCACAAGAGCATTTGGTTGGTTTCACACAGAGATGAACTGGCCGGACGTGTAGAAAACATCCTGCGAGTTGTCAAGGAAGGCGGTTATACCACTTATAATACGGACATTGAAATTGCGTAGGATCAAAAGCCTGCACATCGAACCCACTGATGTGTGTCAGGCCGCCTGTCCGTTGTGCGCCAGAGAAACCGATATTAACTTCCAGAAGAATATCAAACATCATCTGCGTATAGAGCAAATACAACAACACTTTTCAGATCGTGTGATTGGCAATCTAGACAAAATGTTCATGTGTGGCAACTATGGAGATCCAGCTGCTGGTTACTACACCATGGACATTTATCGCTATTTTAGAAAAATCAATCCCGACATTGTACTAGGCATGAACACCAATGGTGCTATACAAAGCACATTCTTTTGGCATGCCCTGGGCGGCCTGTTAAACCGGCCCCAAGATTATTGTGTGTTCAGTATTGACGGACTAGCAGATACCAATCCGGTGTATAGAAAAAATGTCAACTGGAACAAGCTCATGAGCAACGCAGAAGCTTTTATTGCAGCCGGAGGCAATGCCCATTGGGACATGTTGATCTACAAACACAATCAGCATCAGGTGGATGAGTGTGAACGACTGGCACGCGACATGGGCTTTCGATGGTTTCGTGCTAAAATTTCAAAACGTGGATTCACAGACAGATTAGAAGCACCCGTTGAGTGGCAGTTGCCTCAAACCAATCTGGGTCGAATCAAATGCCATGCCTTGGAAGAACGTAGCATGTATATAGATGCGCAAGGCCGTGTCAGTGCATGTTGTTGGCTGGGTAGCCGTCAAAAAGATCACATAAAAGATGATATCAAGACAGTTCGCTTGACTTGGCGTACCGATCAACCTAATGTTGTGTGTCGTGGTGCTTGTAGCACCACTGAATCAAAAACTGTGTTTTTGGATCAGTGGCAACGAGAAGTGGAATTTATTCCAAAGGTTGTGTTGCATGATAATTAATAGTCCATGGTATGGCTTTACGAACAAAAACAAATTGATACATTGCCCGAAGATTGTGTAGGTTTTGTTTACGTGATCACAAATAACACAACCGGCAGGAAGTATATTGGAAAAAAACTAGCAAAATTTAGCAAAACAACATACAAAACAGTAAAACTCAAAAACGGCAACAAAAAGAAAAAGAAAATTCGTAGCAAAATAGATTCAGACTGGCAGACATACTACGGCAGCAACACGGAATTAAATCAAGACATAGAACGCCTAGGCGCAGGCAACTTCACTCGCGAAATATTATACTACTGTAGGTCCAAGGCTGAATGTAGTTACATAGAAGCCAGAGAACAATTTACACACAAAGTATTAGAATCAGACAACTGGTATAACGGGCACATTCAAGTGCGAGTTCATGGCAGTCACATTAAAGGTAAAACAAGTACATAAATGGAAATATTGTTTGGCGGGTGCTCGACGGTGCAAGGAGTTGGACTTCCAGGTCTGGCTCAAGATCCCGACAATTTT